ACGGGGATGACGATGAGCCTTCTGGGCCTACTCGACAGAATCTGCGCCGTATCTTTGAGACACAGGGTATGGGTGCTTTCATCAAGGCACTGTTGAATGTCCCGGAGGATGACGACGGGGATGACGACGGGGATGACGACGGGGATGACGACGGGGATGACGATGAGCCTTCTGGGCCTACTCGACAGCAGCTGCGCAGTACCTTTGAGAAGCAGGGTATGGGTGCTTTCATCAAGGCACTCGGCAAGAGCAAGTAATGGCCGTTTCCTCAGTCCTCAACGCCTTTGGCGGTGGCGAGCTTTTTCTTACTGATGAGGTGATTGGTAAGACGAAGCAAGGTCGGCCAATTATCAGGAACCGGGATGGTGGTAGTTCTACGGAGTTGAGAGTTATCGTTGAAGTAGATGGGAAGCAGATTGTTATTCCTACGATATTCGGCGGGAAGCAGGTTTCTATTGATGAGGCTATCAGTAGGGTAGTTGAGGCGGGGATGATCGATCCTGAGACGGGGAGGAAGATCAACAGCTTTGATACGGTTGATGAGGCTCGTGCGGAGGAAGCGAGGATCAAGGCAGAGTTGGATGTCCCGGAGAATAGGGAGGGGAACTAAAAATGGGATCACGTAATCCCAAAAAGGATGTCAGGACGCCGGATGAGATGCTGGCGGATATGATGATTGAGTTCATTGGTGATCCGCTTGGTTATGTGATGTTTAACTTCCCTTGGGATACGGAGCCATCGATCCAGGTAGTTCCCCTGGCGGAGGGGGTTGAAGATTTCATGACCACGGAAGATGTAGTTCGCCGCGATCTCTACAGAGCCAGGTTTCCCGACTGTACCTATGGCCCTGATTTATGGGCTTGTGATTTCCTGGATGAAGTGGGCCGTGGAGTGCGTGAGAATGCTTTCGATGGCTCTGTCCCGGTATCGCCACTTCGGTATGCTACAGTATCCGGTCATGAGATTGGGAAGTCTACCTTGGTGGCTTGGATCATCAAATGGATTGTGGACACTCGCCCAATGTCGAAGGGTACTGTTACGGCTGTTACGGATGAGCAGCTTAGAACGAAGACCTGGGCAGAATTGGGTAAGTGGCATCATCTCTCGATGACGGCTCATTGGTTTAAGCATAGCTCCTCCAGGGGATCGATGTCTCTGGTACACCAGGACCTTCGCTATGCTGGTACGTGGCGTTGTGATGCTAGAACTTGCCGCGAGGAGAAGTCGGAAGCGTTCGCTGGGCAACATGCGCCGACCTCGACATCGTTCTATATCTTTGATGAGGCTTCTGGTGTCCCTGATAAGGTATTTGAGGTTAGAGAGGGTGGATTGTCCTCTGGGGAGCCGATGGTGTTTGATTTCGGTAACGGGACACGTAATAGCGGTGAATTTTTCGAGAATTGCTGGGGCAAATATGCTGAGCGTTATGTGACTAGGCAGATTGATAGTCGCACTGTGGCGATCACCAACAAAGAGAAGATTGAAGAGGATCGTGTAGCCTGGGGTGAAGATAGTGATCGCTTCAAAGTTCGTTGGATGGGGTTGTTCCCAGATAAGGGTAGCGTTCAGCTTATCTCTGAGGAGGTGGTTGATGGCGCGATGACGCGAGAGATGGATGGTGAGGAAAAGCATCATCGTATGGTTCTAGGCGTCGATTGCGCTCGTTTCGGAGATGACGACAGCGTGATCTTTCCCCGAAGGGGGAGAGATGCGCGTTCGTTCAAGCCTCGTATCTTTAATAACCTCTCGACGGATCAATTAGTCGATAAGATCACCCAATGTTTCGATGAATTCGATATGCTAGGGATGAGGCCAGTTTCGATCCTGGTGGACGCTGGGTATGTGGGTGGTGCTGTTGTGGACTTCCTTCAGCGGAGAGGGTATCCGGCCATAGCTGTGGACTTCGGTGGGAGAGTTTCTGAGCCTCGAAAATATCGCTATAAAGTCGATGAGATGTGGGGTAGGATGGCTGAAGCGTTGCCTACGTTGTTTTTGCCAGCGAGGACTGGGCTTGAGGATGATGTAGGGCATCGACTGAAGCAAGAGTTGACCCAAAGAGAGTATGGGCTAACGACGAAGGAGCAAATCAGCTTGGAGAGTAAGAAGGAGCTTAAGAAGCGTGGGTTGGCTTCTCCTGATATCGCTGATGCCCTTGCCCTCACCTGGGCTATTGATGTTGCTACTCTTATTGATAGTTCGGCTGTTGATGGAATGTTTCAGGTAGCGCAAGAAACGAATCACGATTACGATCCTTTTGCTGAGATGAGGGGATAAGACCATGTGTGTAGGTGAAGCAGACTTTGGCGGCGCTGGAGGGAATTCTGGAGTGAGCTTTGATTTCGGCCCTGCGCCTGATATAGGTTTTGATTTCAGCGCTCCTAGTGGTATGTTTGACCAACCTGGGCAGGGACCAGGTGGTATGTTTGACCAACCTGGGCAGGGACCAGGGCAAGCTCCTTCGGCTCCCTCTGCGCCTTCGGCTCCTGCTGGTGGGGGACCTATAGGAGTAGATTTCGATAACCCTTCTATTCCTTCTGATCTATCGTCGCTAGATGACATAGAACGTGACCCCCAACCCCCTGCAAACCCTGTTACCTCTTTCATCAACAATGCTATTAACAACGCTATTAACAGTGTAGATACGCCCACAGCAGCGATCAATACTGCTGCTAGTATTATTTCTGGTGCCGCTACTGCTGCGGTCAACCCACTGTCTATACCTGTTTCTATAGCTAGTTTAGCAGGGGTGGACCTTAATCAGCCTGAGCCTACTAATCCTTTTGAGGCTGCGATAACTGGTTTAACCTCTCCTATGACTGGGGCGATGGGTTTAATAGGCACCGGCTTGAATACTTTGGGTGAGACTTTTGATGCTGCCGGTGGTGTGCCAGACTTCGATTTCCCTGGAGATGATGAAGGCGGAAAGTCCGTTAGTAGTAAGGGGAAGAGTAGCCCCCCAGGTACTACTGCTAAATCTGCTACTGATCTGACTACGGGTAGCGCCATTATCGGTAGAAAATCGAAGGGTAAAAGATCAACTAGCGTTGGGAGTGATAGTATCCTGTCATCTGATTTCGGTTTGAATACACTTCTTGGCGGTCAATAGAGGAGAGACACTGTGTGCATCTCGAAAAAAGCAATCGTTAGCGTTACTCGCAAGATACCTATTGTTGGTAAAGCAATCACGGATAAACCAAATTTCAGTCGTGAGGTACCTTCTCCTTCGCCGCAGATACCTACTCCACCTCCGACACAGGCACAGGTTCTCCAGGAGCAGATTGATCAGCTTCAAGAAAGAGTAGAGACTGCGGAAGCTGCACCTCCGCCGCCTCCACCGCCTCCACCTCCTTCTCCCCCTCCTGGTACTGAGGGTGGGGCTGCTGAGCGGGATATCCCGACTCAAGAAGAGCTTGAGGCAGAACCTAAACCTACGGACAGCCAATTGGCGATCATTCGTGCTTCACGGCGAGCGAAGAGAAAAGCATTAGCTGGTGGTAGAAAGAAGACTGTGGCCACTTCAGGGCTAGGTATCGAAGAACCAGCTTTTGGTTTGAAGGTGACGTTAGGAGGAGTATCTTAGATGCCTGTTTTCACGCAACGTGAACGGTTCCAACGCCGTCTTGGCGCTCTTAGGACTGAGCGTTCGTCTTTTATTGACCACTACAAGTTGCTGTCTGAGTTTGTACGTCCTAGGCGTGGTCGTTTCGAGACTACTGACCGCAACAAGGGTGAGCGTGTTCACCAGAGCATCATCAATGGTCGAGCCGGGAAAGCGCTTAATATTGCGACGGCTGGCATGTTCAATGGTACTATGTCACCTAGCCAACCTTGGATAGTGTTGGAGACGAATGACAAGGACCTGAATAATTTCAAGCCTGTGCGCGAGTGGTTTTTCGATCTTCAGCAGCGTATGCTGGCTATTTTTAATGCCACTAATCTCTACAATATGGCTCCGATCATGATTGCTGAAGAAATCCTCTTCGGCACTGGTTGTATGTCACATGATGACGATCCATTTGATCTCGCCCGTTTCTATACTCATACGGTAGGCAGCTATCTGATCGCGCAGGATGAGCGTGGGGTGGTAAACACTGTAGTTCGTGAATATGAGGCCACGACTGAGCAGATCATCAGAAAGTTTTCGAGTAGTCCTAAGCAAGTCAGTAAAAAAATTAGTCAGGCAGTGCGTGACCAATGGGATCGCGGTGATCGTGATAACTGGCATAAGTTGGTTCACTTTGTTGAACCTAACCCGAACTTCGTGTCAGGAAGCTTGAAGCCCACTCAGAAGCGCTTTCGCTCTGTTCACTACGAGCCTGGGAACAATGATAGGAATACTCTTCTACAGACTAAAGGTTTCGATGAGTTTCCGTTCTATTGCCCACGGTGGGAATTGACGGGTGAAGATGTCTATGCGACTAGTAGCCCTGGTATGGTTGCTCTTGGTGACGTTCGCCAACTTCAGTTGATGGAGAAGCGGAAGGCGCAAGCTGTTGAGAAGATGGTGTCGCCTCCCCTCCACGGTCCCGCAGCCTTGAGGAATATTCCTATCGGTAATCTCCCTGGTCAGGCTACTCTGTATGATCCCGGTGGGGATATGAAGGGACTTCGTCCCGTGTATGAGGTGAGGCTTCCTGTTGGTGAGGTGACGCAGGATATCATAAATACTGAAAACAGGATTAGTGAAGCTTTCTTTACTGATTTATTTAAGGCGATAACAGAGATGCAAGGTGTTCAGCCTCGTAATCGCTTAGAGCTTATTCAACGCAATCAAGAGAGGCTTCTGGAACTTGGTCCTATCTTGGAACGGCAGTATGGTGATTTTCTCGATCCTTTGGTTAGCCGTACCTTTAACCAAATGGTACGTGCTGATCTGGTTCCACCCCCACCTCAAGAGCTTGAGAATAGAGAACTGAAACCTCGTTATGTCTCGACGCTCGCTCTGGCTCAACAAGCTGCTACTATCGGCAGTATTGATCGTTTGCTTGGGTCAATTAGTGGATTGGCCCAGGTTAAGCCTGAAGTTTTGGATAAACTTAATGGTGATGCTGCTGTTGATGAATATGCTCAATTGCTGGGTTCGCCGCCTTCGTTGATCAATGACGACGATCAAGTAATAGCGACACGTGAGCAAAGAGCGCAGCAGCAGCAAATGCAACAAGCCTTGGCTTCATCTCAGAGTGTCGCCAGTACAGCTAAGATGGCGACGGATGCAAAGCTTGATGACGATAGTGTAGGCTCTCGTTTGGTAGAGCGGATTTCTCAGTAGGAGGGAAAGATGAGTGATAGGACGGAGGGGCTTTATCCTCAAGGTGAGGAAGAGACTGAAGCGTTACTGAAACATACGGCAGAGATCAAGAATGCGTATTTGTTGGAGATGTTGCGTCGCACTGTCGGGAACGAACATGGAAGGGTTGTTATCTGGGCCATCTTGGAGGAAGCTGGTATCTACTCACTCAGCTTTGATCCAGAAAGAGACAGCAATACTAACTTCAGAGAAGGAAGGCGAAGTGTTGGTCTAGCTCTCTTGAGCCAGTTGATGACCACTAATCCTGTTGCATATCATGACATGCAAGAGGAAGCTAGAGCGCGAGATGATTATTTCAAAAGTCAGGCTGAGGGCCGTGTAAAAGATCTTGTTTACAGCGTGACATGAAATCAGGTACAATAAGCAGATTTTTAACGAGAGGGAATGGAAATGAGTGATACGAGCGTGACAGAGGCCAACACAGATACTACGGATGTCGCTTCCGCTGAGGGAGATGTGGGATCACGTGATCCCAAAACGGATGACATCAATCCGCTGACCAATGAGGCTGCTTCTGAAGAAGATAAGCCAATCAAAGATGATGTTAACCCGCTGACTACGGAGAAGGCAGATGAGGGATCGGAGGAAGAGGACAAAGGTGGGAGAGACACCGAAGAAGAGGATAAGTCAGGGGACGGCGACGGGGAGCAGAAGGCGGGAGCCCCAGAAGAGTATGCGGAGTTCACGGTCCCTGAAGGGTCGGTCATCGATCCAAAGCAGCTAGGAGGGTTTCACGGAATCGCCAAGTCGATGAACTTGGATCAAGAGCAAGCTCAAGCTCTCATTAACTATGAGAGTGAGCGCTTGTCGAAGAATGCGGAAGCATCAGCCTCAAGCTGGGAGGGGACTATCAACAGTTGGCTTAATGAGGCTAAGGCAGATAAGGATATTGGCGGTGAGAATTACGATACTACCGTCGAAATGGGCAAGCGAGCCCTAGCACAATTCGGGACACCGGAACTTTCCAGTGCCTTGGATGATCTCGGAATAGGCAACCACCCTGAAATCATTCGCTTCATGGCGCGTGTGGGTATGGAGCTTTCCGAAGATACGACTGCCGGGAGAGATGGCCCTGGTGGAGAACCAACCCTAGCGCAAAGGCTTTTCCCGTCTCACGCGAGCGCGGGTAACTAAGCCCAATAGAAGGAGCCAATCGATATGGCTACGCTTTCCGTCAAAAATCCGACCCTTCTGGACCTTTCTACTCGTACTGATCCAGATGGTTCAATCGCCGCTGTTGTGGAAGTCCTCAACGAAACCAACGAAATCCTGGATGAGATGACTTGGATCGAGGGCAACCTCGTTACTGGTCATAAGTCTTCGATCCGTACCGGCATTCCTACCCCCACGTGGCGCAAGCTGTATGGTGGTGTTCAGCCTACCAAATCCACGACCGTCCAGGTCACGGATAACACTGGTATGCTGGAAGCCTATTCGGAAGTCGATAAAGCTTTGGCCGACCTCAACAACAATACTGCTGAGTTCCGCCTCTCTGAGGATCGCCCCCACATCGAAGGCATGAACCAGGAAATTTCTGATACTCTGTTCTTCGGAAACGAAACAACGGAGCCTGAAGCTTTCACTGGTTTTGGTCCTCGCTTCAACGACAACAGCGGCTCCGCTAACGCCGACAACATCATCACTGGTGGTGGCTCTGGATCGGATAATGCTTCGATCTGGCTTATCGGTTGGTCGCCTGAGACTGTTCACGGCATTGTTCCGAAAGGATCGACTGCTGGTATCCAAGTATCCGATAAGGGTCAAGTGACTATCGAGGATGCAGATGGTTCCAACGGTCGGATGGAAGCGTATCGGACGCACTATCGCTGGGATTGCGGCCTTACGGTTCGTGATTGGCGTTATGTCGTTCGGATTTGCAATATCGACAAGTCGGATTTGACACGTGTCTATACGAGTGGCGCGTTTTCGGCTGGCGCTAATCTTCCTGATCTGATGTTTCAGGCTTTGCGTCTCATTCCCAGTTTGGGTATGGTGCGACCGTGTTTCTATATGTCACGCGATATTGCCACCTGGGTTGCCCGTCAGACTTCGGCCATGGGTCAAGGGGGTCTTGTGTCCCTGGATCAGGTTGCTGCTGACAAACGGTTTACCGAACGCTTCCACGGCATTCCGATGCGTCGCGTTGACGTTCTGGCTGCTGATGAAGCTACGGTTTCCTAGTCCTGAACCAGATCAAGAAGGAGTAAGATAAGATGATCATGGACGAACGCCTGGAGTTTGCTGACGCAACGTCGGTTGGCACTCCCAATAGCTCTACTGTCAATATCGGTGACATCATCGATTTGTCAGTGGCTCGCGATATCGGTGATGGCAGCAATTTGTATCTTGTGGTGCAGGTT